AAAATACTTTAACATTTCGTCTCTCTTAGCGAATTGAACATCCTTTGCCTTAGCCGTCTTTTTCTTATCTGCCTCTTTCTGGTATACAGTCTTTATATAATTTATAAGATCTTTAGTGAATTTTTTAGGAGACTTTATCTTTTCGCCAGCCCTAATTTTAGAGTTTATAAAAGTGTTGACTCGAATTCTAAGATCTTCATTCTTATTTATGCCTTCGAAGGTTTCTTTAGAAATTGAGTTAAATATCTTTCCTGCGTTTGAAAGTATAGCGGTAATTGTTTTAGTTTCACTGCTAGTAAACTTAGCAGAACCAGAAACGTCTTTATATAATGCATCTATCGAGAAGACCTTTGCTGTATTTTGTAAACCGCTTGCAATCTCTTTTCCAAAACTTGCTGACATTGAGTCAAAAGACTCTCCTCGGTATGTTGTATGCCATACCACACCGAAGTCTGCCCTGCTGATTTTTCTGCCAAGATCGCTTTTTGACGGTACAGCGTAAACAATCGTATTAGGATGGAAAGTAATATGCGGTTCACCATCAATATCCATCGTCTGTAAATCACTTTTCGAAAATAAGAAATCACCTTGAACAACTCCTTTAATACCCAAACTCGGAAGATGTTTCAATGCAACTTTCATCTTCTCATTCAAATCACCTGTTGTATCAGCATCAATATCTGCATTTGTTTTATATACTTTGGGATTCTTATTAAAGATTCCTTTCTTTGCAACAAAAAACTTGCCGTCAGAAGGATCAGTGCCAGCGAATATCGCTGGAGCGCCATCCCATTTTACGGTGACATCTACCGAACTCTTTGCCGTTCCTGCAAGCATATCTCGTAAAGAACGAAGATAGTTAATTGCATTACGGGTACCGTCGACACCCCCATCTATAATAGAGTCTTCGAGGTGAGTCATGTGTGTATTTTTTGACTCTATAATAAAGTTTTTAAACGATTTCATTATTTTTCTTAATCTTAAAATGGATTCTTTTTCTTTGAGTCGGGCGCTAACGAGTATTTACTGCTAGGCATTGACATAATTTTTAATTCCGCTTGAACTTCGTAAAACTGCGAACGAGTTGCAATTCTTACTTTAAAGTCACCGCTACCTTTTAGCAAGGGAACATCATTAGGCACTTTTAATGGATTTTTATTCGATATCCGATAAAAATCATCTGCGGCTTGCATATAATATGCAGGTTCAGCTTTACCTACAGTGTAATGCTTCGTGATTAAAGACGCCATACCATAGTTTTTCATCTCTGCTATATAGCGATTGATTCCAGGCTGTGCGAAGTATGCTTTCATTATATGAAGAGGAACGGCGCCTGGCTCATTTAGTCCGCCTTTTGTAGTAGGTATCTTTATTTGTTTTAAGGGTATGCCAGTAAACTTAGACAAGTCTTTCAGAAACTTCTTTGTCTTAGGATCATCGTTAAGGATATCAACGGTTTCTTTCGCTGCGGGGGTGGTGTAAGTAGTATCCCACTTTCCATTTTTATAGAATACTCTAGGATTAGATAGATTGTCGGTGTGATTCATCTTGACTTCAAGCCAAGTCTTTGTGGTCCCCTTTTGTAGCAATACGTCTGAGTATTGAGTGCCCACAGTAGGCCGACTAGCCCTTATGCCGGAAATAGAGTTTGCAGATTCCGCAATTAATTTTTCAAAACGATCTGATGCTACGCTCATATAAACCCTTATTATTATAGCAAAAGTGCATGTCCTGATGATATTTATATCTTATGAAATGTCGATAGAGAAATTTTAATTTGTATAAATAGTCTCGGGTGCGTGTTCATACGAAATTCGTAAGAGGCAAGTGTGTAGAAAGATTTACCCAACACAATAGGAATAGCAGACGTAGCATCATGTATGCCCGTGGGGTTCGGGTCTGTCACGTAGTCTAATAATTTAGGGGGCATTGCGCCCCCTTTTTTTATGTGAAATTTGAAAAATCTGGTTTAGAGCTTTTAGCTTTTTTAGGAGTAGGAGAATCGTCCATCAGACTATTCTGTTGTGATTCTTCTACATCGTACAACTTCATTTTAGCTCTATCAATCCCAACAACGAATCTCTTCATGTAATTAGGATCACCCCAGCGATTCTTCAACTGCTTGATCATAATCTGATTAGATTCCTCTAGCTCTTCCGTTGATACGACGCCAAACATAAAATCTGCTGTTGCGGGTAGACCAAAAGATTCTGAGGTATCTTCTAATCCAATGTCTGAATTAGAATATCCACTACGAGTAGTTTGTGTTGCCGTCATGATAGGAACGTTGCATTCAACAGCAAGCCCTCTTAGCTCTTCTGCGATAGCTTTGACGATAGTGTACGAGTTTGCTGTAGTGTTCTTTACACGTGAACTCATGCAAATATTGATATAGTCAATATAAACAACGTCTGGTTTAAAGTTTTTCTTCAGCTTCAACTCGTTGATCAAATGGCGGAAGTGTCCAGAGCCAGCGCCAGCGGTAGGATACTCTTTAATGATTAACTTCCCCGTAGTCATTTCCTTAAGTTTTTTGATTTTCTTAAGATACACATCCCTAGGCATATCACGGAGAGTGTCCATTGTTACGTCCATAAGATTAGCATCGATTCTCTCAGCGATACGCTCCTCAGCCATTTCCATTGTGATGTACAATACATTTAGGCCTGCTAATACGTTAGCAGAAGCGTTATGCGTCATAAACAAAGTTTTACCGACGCCAGTACCAGCAAGAATAACACTTAGAGATTTTCTAGACAGACCACCCTTCGTAATCTTGTTAAAGATGTCAATATCGAACGGAATCTTATCTTCTTTAGTGTGATAAAACTGATATCGATCCTCAAACACTTCTAAGAAATCGTGTCCTATGTTTTGATCAAACGAAACGCCTAAAGCAGTCTGAAGTAGTTCAGGAAGGGCTTCGGGGGTCATACTACTGCTTTTATCATTTAGTACAAGAATAGATTCATGCACTGCTATATGGAGAGCCCGTTGTTTACAAAACTTTTCTGTTTCGTCAAGTAGCCACTGAATATCAGTGCCTTTGTCGTAAGATAAAGAGTTTATCAAACCCCCAATAGAATTAAACTGATCTTCGCTAAGAAAGTCCTTATCGCCCATGCTAATATGGAGCGCCTCTTTCGTAGGCACTCCGTTATAGCTATTAATGTAAGAAATTATGGAATTGTATATAGTCTTTTCGCTGAAGTCAAAGAAATATGACTCGTCGAGAAAAGGAGCAGCTCTACGCATATACTCTTCGTTATGAAGAAGTCCTGCGAGAATAGAGTTTTCAATTTCAATCATCTACATTAACCTCTTCTAATTCATCTATATCGTCGATAACCAATGTTCTATTGGCCAATTGATATCTATCAGTAATATACTCTTTAAATGGCTCTGATGTCAAGATGGGAAGCCAAAAATCTTTAGTATTTGTATCTTTAGCTCTATATTTTTTCTCTTCAACTTCTCCGTTAGTGACATCCACTTTAGAGTACCATCCCATGCTAGGCTTAACCACGAAGCCACCATCTGTCGCTATATCAAGTAGACCGGACCACTTGTTAATTCCCGCATCGAATCTAGCATTAAAAAGAAACTTAGACTTCTCCCGAACAAATCTTGATTTCTCAATGTTGATAGTAAAGTTATATCCCATAAGATCCTTGCCGTCTTTGTCTTGAGCTTTAGTAATTACAAAGACTTGATTCGCAGAATACATGCCGCCTGTTCCTCCGGACATGATTGCTTTAGAATATAGTTCCATCGTCTGATAAGTGTGATTCACAGCTACACAAGGAATATCTTTTGTTGTTAAGTGAGGTGTAACGATCCGCCAGAGCGATTTCATCACTTTTGCACGAGACATATCTGCGACGGATTTGCCCTCAAGAGAGTCTTCAACTTCTTTCTTAGATGCAAGATTACCGACAGAATCTATGAAGATAATAATCTTATCTCCTCGCTCAATATCGTCAAGTCGCTTTGATATATCAAACTTCAATTGCTCTAGGTGCTCAATTGGGATATGTAACACCCTGCTAGTATCGATTCCGTTTGACTCAATATACTCAGGTGGGATTCCAAACTCAGAGTCGTAGAAAAGACAAACAGCGTCCTCGTACTTACTCATGTACGCTTTGACAAGCATCAATCCTAACAGTGATTTGAAACTCTTAGACTCTCCAGCCAAAAAAGTTAAACCGGGGGTTAGGCCTCCATCTAATCTTCCACTCAATGCTATGTTGATGATTGGAATCTCGGTAGGGATGCTGTCCTTTGTGTTGAAAAACGTAGACTTATTTAACACAGATGTGTGTTTTACTGCACCAGATTTCTGCATTCTTTCTAGTAGTGATGTCATAAAATTATCCTTAGTTTGTATTGATTGTTTTTATGTGGGGAATTACCCCACCTATCTCATAATATAATTTAAGATTAAGAGGTCATGATAGCAGCCAACTTATCTTGAAAGGCATCAATCTTATCGTATCGATTGGGCCAGTATATATAATCCTTTGATGGATCAGACTTAAGATTTTCTAGCAAAGGCAATACTGCATCATACAAGGCTTTAGCCCGATTGTCAACAGTCTTTAATTCTTGCTGTACCGTCTCTGTTTGTTGCTGAAGTAGACGAACCGATTCTAATTCGCCTTCGTCGACAGCGGTGAATCCGAAATCAAAAATATCAGACATTTTTACCTCCTTTATGTGTGTTTAAGAAAAAAACGCTTCCAGTGTATGCACCTTATCTAAATTCCAGTTTACAGCATCAGATACAAGTTTAAGCGGCTCCTTAAAAGTTTTATTGAACTGTGTTTCGTAATCAACAAACTCTTGTAGACCAAACTCTTTAGGTAAGAACGCTGGAAATGATATAATATTTTCCATACATGTATTAGGTTTCTTTAAGTAGCAAAACTTAACCTTACTGCCATTCTTGATATTCTCAACATTAAGCTTGTTTTGCTTAGATAATTTATTAAAGATCAAGGCCCCACGTACATGAATGGGACATCCTTTCTTATAGACGGTTATCTCGTCTCGCCACTTTTCGATATCGCTAACACCACGAGGAAAAGAGACATCTTCAGCAGGAAGACTCTTGAACTCTTCGTAAAAATCTGATACGAATTTTTGCAAATCTTCTTCAGAATGATTAAGGATTATCTCATAAGCTTTAACAAACTTGTCACGTACAACCTGAGGCGTGCTAGATTTAACCGCTTCAATCCCCATAATCTTAAGTTTAGGTTCTTTGTACTGGACGCCCTCGTTGTTATGTACATTAAGTATGTATCTTTTTTTAGCAGTCCAGACTCCTCGATCAGCGATAGCTTCACGGGCCATTACCATTCTATTTTCGTATCCATTCATATGAGTGAACATTTTATCGTAAGATTTCTGAAGGATAGGTACAAGTTTTTTCTCGCAAGAATCGTCAATAAACTTTACGGGATCCTTGGGATTTACACGATCAACCAATGGCTCAAGATTAACATATAAAGAGTCTGTGTCGATAGCTATGACATAATCTTCATCAGTATCTAGGATCTTGTTCAATGCCTTGTTAATGGAAGACTCTGCCCAACGGATAGATAGCTGCCCTGAGAGAGTGATTCCTTCAGCCATACTCATGTCAAAGTACCGAAAGTATTGGTTCCCTAGGGCTCCATAGAGGCTGTTTAAGAGCAGTTTGACTGCCATTTGACGATTATCCAGCTGAGTAATCTGAGTTGCTAGAGATTTGCTCTTATTCTTCTCATAATCTTGTTTTTTAGACAACATCTCATTCTTAATGACTCTACGTTCGTCATACAATCCGACAATAATCTCCGGAAGAACTCCACGTTTATCTTTGCGATACATGGACCCATTAGCTGCGACAGCATAGTCGGTACCATCTTCTAAGATAGCTTTATTCTCAAGATAATAATCAACGCCAGATGTTGTACTATCATCTAAAACCAGAGTTTCTGGGGACATATTGTATTGCACAATCAAATTCGGATACAGAGAATTTAGATCGAATGAAGTGATCCACTTGGACATACCGATCTTAGGCTCTTTGACGTATCCGCCCGGATATGCTTCTTTTTGTCGTCTATTAGACTGGGGTATGGTAATCTGTTTGTGATGTAAAAATCGATAGATTATACTATCCCATATTCCGGTTGTGCCAAATGTTTCCGTATAGT